GGTAGTTCGCCAGTACCGCATCGGAACGGATGATCTTCCCTGCCGTCTCGACGTGCTGTATGGGTGGAAGACAATCTATCCGGAGCTCGCCATCCGAGTTACGGGTTAATTCGGCCTAGGGGCCGTTGCGGTTTAGGCCATGAATCTGCCCGGTTCATGGCCTTCTTTTTAAGAGGATAAAACATGGCTACAATGCTTCCATACGGGAATCTTTCGAAACTGGTTTCAGTTTCGTTAGTTCTCTCTCCAGCCCAGGTAAATGCCAATACCACCGCTGAGCAAACTTTTACCTGCCCTGGAGTAGTTCTTGGTCGGGATATCGTCGTCAATGTCGTCAAGCCCACGGCGCAAGCTGGCCTGGGTATTGTTGGAGCTCGTGTTTCTGCCAACAACCAAGTCGCAATTACGTTCTCAAACAACACGGGAGGGGGCATCACACCTACCGCGGCGCAAACGTACGAAGTTGTGATTGCACAGAAAGACTCTAGCCAAGGCAACTTTTCATGATTACCACCACCGGCAATAAGATTGTGCTCGAGCCCGTGCTCGAAGCCCCGTCAGCTTTGCTGGTGGTCCCCGCCCGGATGACTGAGTGGGGAAACGGCAAGTTGTCGATCGTAGGTAAGATCGTTGCCGTAGGCCCAAAAGTCACCGACGCGAAGGTTGGCGAGTACGCGTACCATGCCGATTCTTGCTTCGCCCCGGTGTTCGAAGATAAATACAACGTGATTCGGGAATCAGATATCATGTTCTGCTCACCTGAATTGCTTACCGCCCAGTGGATTGGGGCAAAGGAGCTGCCAGCATGAGAAGTTTTCCGTCTTACAGGTTTCATCCCGATGGCTTAATGGCCCTTATTCACTGTGAGGATGACCACAAAAGTCTTGAGGCGAATGGTTGGCAAGAAACTTTGCCGGCTAATTTTGTTGTCCCATCAGCCCCACATTTTTATAAGATCGACGAGATACCGACTACTCACAAGGTGGCTACGGAAGCTGATGCGCCTCATTTAAAGAATGTTGAAGAACCTGAATTAGGGTGGGTTGCTCAACCTGGTGAGGGATCAGAAGAGGAAAGTGACTACGCTGAAGAAGACAAGGGCCGGGAAATGATTATCAATCCGGAAGTGCAAGCCGCGGAAGACGCGGTAAAAAGCATCCCGAGAATTAAAAGAAAAACTATGGACGCCGATGAAAAGCGGCGCATTAGGGGCGAAAGACGAGCGGCACAGAATAAAAGAACCGTTATTAAAAAATTAGCCCGGAAAAAGGAAACTGAATAATGTCTGTCACCACGGCTCTAGACCTGATCAAGGGGGCACTTCGGCTCGATCGTGTATTGGGCACGGGTGACGTTCTGAGTGATGAGGATGCCCAGGTTGGGCTTGATCAACTCAACATGCTGCTTGAGTCCTGGTCACTAGACCACCTGTACATCTACGTCGAAACCCAGGTACATTTTCCTTTTGTGGCGCAGCAGGGAAAATATACTGTCGGTCCCGGAGGCGACTTCAACTTGCCCGAGCGGCCGCTTAAGATTTACTCGGCCTTTACCAGGGCCAATGGGTTCGACTACCCCATGTCGATCCTGACCGACGCGACTCAATACGACTCGATCTTGAACAAGCAGATTGTGGTCATGTACCCGTCCTATGTCTGGTACGAGCAGACCTTTCCACTTGGCACGCTCTGGTTCTATCCAGTGCCAAATGGCAATGAGGTTTATCTCAGATTTTGGCAGGGACTCTCTTCGTTCACCAGCTTGACCGACCCACTGGCCTTCCCGAAAGGTTACTCCCAGGCCATTATGTACAACCTGGCAGTGCTTCTTTCTGGGCCATTCGGGATAGAGGTACCTGCTACCGTCGTAGCTGGCGCCGCATCTTCAGTACGTCGACTTCGCCGCTACAACTTCAAGTCAACAGCCTTGACGGTCGAAGCAACGTACATGAACCGCCGGACTAACCGTTACAACATCAACAGTGATTCGCTCTACTGATGGGGACAACTAATCTCGCACCGATGCCCTTAATGGGCGTTGGGACATTTGGGAAGTCAAAGAACGTTACGGCCCAAGAACGGACCAATTTATACGTTGAGTTGACCCCCAATGACCCTGAGAAGTCCGTCATCGCGATGTATCCCACACCTGGGTTGGACCTGATGCTAACCTTTGGTTCGTCCCCCATTCGTGGCATTTATGCTGTGGGTGTGTTCCGCTATGCAGTGCACCGGAACAACTTCTACAAGATCGCTAATGACAACAGCTATACAAACATCGGCACCTTAGACACCTCGAGTGGGCGGGTGGATATTGCTGACAATGGACTCCAGATCATGATTGTCGACGGCCCCAACGGATATATCTGGGACCTTACAACGCTGACCTTTTCGAAGATCACTGATGTTGATTTTCCCGGTGCTTCGACTGTCACGTTCATGAACGGGTACTTTATCATCTCAGAGCCAGATTCAGGCCGATTCTACATCTCGGCCCCCTACGACGGGTTAACATGGAACGCTCTTGACTTTGCCACTGCTGAGTCGAATCCGGATAACCTGGTTCGAGTGCAAGCTAATAATGGGCAGTTGATACTTTATGGCGACAAAACGACGGAGTATTGGGGAGACTCGGGTGCGCAAGATTTCCCATTTGCCAGAATTGGAGCTGCTGCGATCGAGTGGGGACTTGCAGCACGTTGGTCACTTTCTAAATTCATGGATGCGATCATTTTTCTGCGGAAGAATCGTCTCGGCGCTGTGCAGGTCTGTGTTTCTGATAATGGGGTAGCTGTACCGGTCTCAACGCCCAATCTCGACTATATTTTTCAGCAATACATGGCCACCTCAGACGCAACGGGGTTCAGCTACATGGTATCTGGCCATCCAATGTATCAGATCAATTTCCCCACTGTGGGGGAGTCCTGGACATTCGATGGCATGACCAAAGAATGGCACCGCTCTAAGTCAGGAACTGGCCGTCACCGTGCTGAGATTCAGTATAACCACCAGGACTACTCTTTTGTGACAGATTACGAGGATGGCTCAATCTACCGGATCAACCCTACCTCGTTAACAGACAATGGCTCACAGGTTATTCGAGAATTTATTTCCCGCCACCAGACGCTGAATGGCAACTGGACGGTTTTTGATGAGGTCTGGGTGGAGATGGAAGCCGGCGTCGGTAAGACTACTGGGCAAGGTAGCGATCCCATAATTATGCTCCAAGTCTCAAAAGACGGCGGGCATACCTGGGGAAATGAAATCTGGGTGCCCTTCGGCAAGATCGGCGAATATCGCCGGCGAGCAGTTTGGCGCAGGCTTGGCCGGTCACGTGATTGGGTATTTAAGTTCCGGGTGACGGACCCGGTGAAGACAGTTTTTGTGGCAGCGTGGGGTCGCGGTGGCAGCTAATCAACAGAATTTTGACTATCCTTCTAATACACCTATTGTTGGTGACAAGGTCCCCACGCTTGCATGGCTCCAGGTTTTTCAACGCTGGCAAACTGTGGTGGCTTCGGAGGCGCAGTCAGGCTCGACTGCTAATCGTCCCACCAAATCTTTGTGGATCGGCCGCAGGTTCTTTGATACTACTTTAGGCTACCCCGTCTATGTCAAGCAGGTCAAACCTTCTGTCGTTTGGGTAAATGGCAGTGGAACACCCGTCTAAGATACCTTTGGCAGTTACCCCAGATTTCACTATATCAGTGGAGCTATTCCGTGATAAGATATGGGCACATGCAGACGTCCATAAGTGGAATAAAAGGACAAAAACTCAGTTTATTCTAGCGCTTGACATGATCCAAGACCTAAAGTTAAAGCGCGATCTTTACACCACCTCGGTGCCAGAGGGTACGAAGAAGAGGCAAAAATTCATCCGATTGGTTGGTTTTATCCTCGTTGGGGAGGAAGATTTTCAAGGTTTAACACTGCCGGTTTATAGGAGAATGTATCATGGGTGATCTTTTTGGCGCTGTTACAGGCGCTTCAAAGAAGGCGGCAAGACGCCAAGTTCGCGCTGCCGAAGACGCGAATAATGACCTGGGCCGCGCACGTGACCAGATTTTAAAGTCACTTGAGCCACAAATCAATTACGGCAACACCGCTCGAGACCAGCTGATGCAGTATCTGGGGATCGCAGGCGATGCAAACGCAGACAACTATGGGTCATTGCTGAAGCCGTTTACTGGTGAAGATTTGGCCTCCACTCCCGGATATCAATTCGGACTTGAGCAAGGCCAGATGGGCTTGGATCGCAAGGCTTCCGCAGCTGGCCGCTACCTTTCAGGCGCCGCGCTCAAGGCAGCCACGCAGTTCGGCCAAGACTACGCAGGCACCAAGTTCCAAGAGGGCTACAATCGAGACGCGACCGACAAGGCCCGAATCGCGGCATATCTTGGGTCCGCTTCTGACATGGGCGCCAATGCGCTGAACAACGCCAATAATACCCGCTACAATGCGTCTGTGCAGTATGGCAACAACACGATGGGCGCCGGCAATGCAGCGGCCGCGGGTATTATGGGGCAGGCAAATGCTTGGGGTAACGTGATCAACTCAGGTCTCGGGTTAGGCCTCACAGCCGCTTCAATGGGGGCCTTTGGAGGTCTTGGCGGAGCTACACCGGCAGTCTCAAGTGGAGGAGTAAACTCGGCCCTGCCTGGATTTTCGACCAATCTTTACTCTGCCAGCCCGGGCTTTACAAGCAACTACCTCTTGGGAGGTTTCTAATGGCGGAACTTAACCCGAATATTGCGCTGGGCCGGCCTGTTGAGCAACTCGATTTCACGAGATTTGCCCATCTGGCTCAGCAGCGCCAGGCCCTGGCACAGAACCAGCAACTTCAACAGCTGGCGATGCAAAAAGCGCAGCGCGAGATGTTCGATGAGGATGAACTTCGTGGCTTGGTTGCCCAAGGCGGCACACCCCAAGAACTGCAAGCCAGGCTCATGGGAGCCGGTCGCCTGAAAGAGGCGGGTGAGTACGCCAAGCAACAGACGGCGCAGCAAACCGCTGAGTTGGCCCAGCAGGAACAGATTGGCAAACTAGTCAAGCAATCTGCAGCACAGGTTATCGCAAACCCCACTGAGGCCTCTGCAATCAGTGTCATCAATCGTATGGAGGCACTGACCGGCCAGAATATGGACCGTGAACGAGCGCTGATCTATGAAATGCGAGGTAACCCTCAGCAGATCGCCAAGTGGGCCTCAGGTCATGCGCTGGAGGCTGATAAGCTACTGCCGAAGATTGAGACACGAGACCTAGGAGGTCAGGTCGAGACGCAGCAAATTGACCCTGTGACTGGGCAGGTTGTAGGTACACAATCCCGCCAGAAAACTCAGACACCTGATTCGATTGCCTCCAATGAGATCGCACGCGGCAATCTGGCAGTAGCGCAAGGCAACCTGGGGGTAAATCAACAACGGTTAGCTCTTGATCAAGAGAAAAACACCCGTGAGAGCGTGTCGCAGCAGAAGCTCGATCGTAAGATCGCTGAAGAAGAGAGAAAGGCCTCCATTAAAGAGCAGCATGTGATGCAGGATATTAACAATACCTTGCGCAAGCTGGATCAGATCATGGGGGATGATACTCATGAGGGGATGGTCAATCGAGGCTCCGCTGGGATCGTTGGAAAGCTATCCTCCTTTATCCCGGAAACACCGGGGTATAACCTTGACAAGAAGATCGACAGCGTCAAGTCGGCCTTAGGGTTTGATACTCTTCAAGCTATGCGAGACGCGTCCCCCACTGGCGGGGCCTTGGGTCAAGTAGCAGTGCGTGAGCTGGAATTCTTGCAGGCTAAGGTGGCCTCACTGGATATTGGTCAGAGCCCCTCGCAGTTGAAGCAGCATTTGACGGAAATCAAGAATCACTACAACAACTGGAAACGGATTGTTAAGCAATCGAGCCAAAAGGAATTTAATTCGATGCCTGACCCGGCTCTGTACACTGGTAAGAAGATTCGTTCTGATGACGGCACAATGTACCAATCAAATGGCTCACAGTGGATGCGAGTTAAATAATGGCAAAATTTACGTTGGTCGAAGACGACGAAGCTCCGGTGCCAATGACCATGTCCAAAGGGCAGCTGGGCCGGGAACCAGCTTTTACAGTTGTCTCGGAAGAGCCGGAGGCAAAGTTGGCCGCGGCGCCCATGACCCAAGAAGAAGCTGCTCAAATCACATCCTTTGGAAATCGGCTAAAGCGCGGTTTCATGAACCCATTCCACGGCGCTGCGCAGGCTCTTATGCACGCCTTGCCCGAGGACACCGTTACCCAGATGAATGAACTGGCCAATAAGATCGGTGGCCCCGGCACATTCCTTGGTAGCATTGGTATTCAGGGTGGACCTTCGACCGCTGAATTCGATAAGCAATTAGCTGATGAGCAAGCCCGTTATGACCAGGCTGCCAAGATGAGCAATCCTGGTTTTGATGTTGCCGGCATTCTCGGTGAGGCCGCGTCACCACCGAACCTAGCCATGGGCCTTGGTGCTGGTAAAGGTCTTGCGGCTGAAGGCGCTAAGAAAGCTGCGGTGAAATTGGGGCTAATCGGCGGGGCCGCTGCAGGCCTTCAGCCAGTCACCTCTGGAGATGCCTACGCCGAGGAAAAAGCGGGGCAGGTTGCCACCGGAGCTGCAACTGGTGCCATCTTAGGCCCGATCATTCAGAAAGCCGGAAACGCATTGACCCAGTATGTCAGCAATAAGTTGAGTTCTGGTGTAGTTAAACCTGCCATTGGAGTTGAGAATGAAGTTCGTCAAGCGCTTGCAAAAGAC